CTGCAGTCGATCGGCGACACCCGCGACCGCATCCGCCAGGCCTACTACGCCGACCTGTTCCTGATGCTGGCCAGCCAGCCCGCCAACGGGCGCATGACGGCCACCGAGGTCGCCGAGCGCCACGAGGAGAAGCTGCTCATGCTGGGCCCGGTGCTCGAGCGCCTGCACAACGAGCTGCTGAGCCCGCTCATCGACATCACGTTCGACCGCCTGGTGGACGCTGGGGTGCTGCCCCCGCCGCCCGAGGAGATCGCCGGCACCGAGCTCAACATCGAGTTCATCAGCGTGCTGGCCCAGGCTCAGCGTGCGGTCGCGGTCAACGGCATGGAGCGACTGCTCACCACCGCCGTGAGCTTGGCGCCGGTCAAACCCGAGATCCTGGACAAGATCAACTTCGACCAGGTGATCGACGACATGGGCGAGGCGTTCGGCGTCAACCCGGCACTGGTCGTGCCAGACGCTGACGTGGCCGAGATCCGCGCTCAGCGTGCCCAGGCCATGCAGGCGCAAGCCTCGGCCGCCACCGCACCTCAGGTGGTCGAGAGCGCGAAGACCGCGAGCGAGATCAATACCGACCAGCTCCGCGACGTGATGGGCATGCTGCAGGGCTACTCGAGCCCGAGCCCGGCGATGGTCGAGTGACCGTGTCCGTCTGAGCGCGGGGCGCTCCTACGATGCCCCCGTCAACCATGAGAGAACTGACAGACCTGCGAAGCCAGGAACGCGAAGCTGAAGTCGAAGAGACGGTGGCACGCGAGAAACGTCGCAGAGAGCTCGAGGATCTCAAGTGGCTGATGGCCCATCCCCAAGGTCGGCGCGTCGTGAGTCGTCTGCTGGAGGAGGCCGGTGTCAACCGCACCACGTTCAACCATAGCGGAAGCGTTATGGCGTTCAACGAGGGCAAGCGACATCTCGGCCTGTTCATCACAGCGGAAGTGCTCGAGGCCTCGCCTGAAGGGTATTTCAAACTCCTGAAAGAGTACCAGGGCAAAGATGGATGAATTGACTGCGGGAACCAGCACACCTGCCAACGACGCTGGGGAACCGAAGACGAGTGATGGAACTGCCGCAACGCCGGCGGACAACGCGAGCCCCGCTCCTGCGGGCACTCAGGCCACCGCGCCTGCCGTGCCCGAGAGCTACGAGCTCACGATGCCCGAGGGTGTGGAACTCGACAGCGTCGCGGCTGACGAGTTCAAGGCGATCGCCAAGGAGCTCAAGCTCGACCAGGTGGGTGCGCAAAAGGTCGCGGACGTCGGCGCCAAGATGGCCCAGCGTCAAGCCGAGAAGCACACCGAGCTGGTGCAGAGCTGGGTGGAGCAGGTCAAGGCCGACAAGGATCTCGGCGGCGACAAGCTCCAGGAGAACCTAGCGGTGGCCAAGAAGGCGCTGGACACCTTCGGCACCCCCGAGCTGCGGGACGTGCTGAACGCTACCGGGCTGGGCAACCACCCCGAGGTGATCCGAGCGTTCTATCGCGCCGGCAAGGCCATCAGCGAAGACCGTTTCGTGCAAGGCGCGCCTGTAAGCGCCGCGACCGACCCGGCCCGAAAACTGTTCCCCTCCATGAATTGAAAGGCAACACACCATGGCTACCCTCGCTGCAAACAACCCGACGCTGCTGGACGTTTCCAAGCGTCTGGACCCCGATGGCAAGATCGACACCATCGTCGAGCTGCTGAACCAGTCGAACGAAGTTCTGACCGACATGTCCTGGGTCGAGGGCAACCTGCCCACCGGCAACAAGACCACGGTCCGCACCGGTCTGCCCACCCCGACGTGGCGCAAGCTGTACGGCGGCGTGCAGCCCGGCAAGAGCACCACCGCGCAGGTCACTGACTCGTGCGGTATGTTGGAAGCCTACGCTGAGGTCGACAAGGCCCTGGCCGACCTGAACGGCAACACCGCCGCGTTCCGCCTGAGCGAAGACGCTGCCCATATCGAGTCGATCTCCCAGGAGCACGCCTCGACGCTGTTCTACGGCAACGAAGGCACCGAGCCTGAGGCGTTCACCGGCCTGGCCCCGCGCTACAACTCGCTGTCCGCGCAGAACGCCGACAACATCATCGACGCCTTCAGCGGCTCCGGTGGTGACCTGACGTCGATCTGGCTGTGCGTGTGGGGCCCGCAGACGGGCTTCGGCATCTACCCGAAGGGCTCGCAGGCTGGCCTGCAGATGTCCGACAAGGGCCAGGTGACGATCGAGAACGTCGACGGCGCTGGCGGCCGGATGGAAGGCTACCGCACCCACTACCGCTGGGACGCTGGCCTGACGATCCGCGACTGGCGCTACTTCGTGCGCATCGCCAACATCGACATCTCCGAGCTCGGCACGATCGCCAACACCAAGAACCTGATCAACTGGATGGTGCAGGCGAGCGAGCGCATCCCCAGCTTCGGCAAGGGCCGCGCCGTGTTCTACATGAACCGCACGCTGCGCGAGAAGCTGCGCCTGGGCATCCTCGAGCGGGTGAGCTCCAACCTCACCTGGGAGACGGTCTCTGGCAAGCGCGTGATGACGTTCGACGACATCCCCGTGCGCCGCACCGACGCCCTGATCAACACCGAGACCCGCGTGGTCTGATCGCAGCACTGAATCGAAAGGAACCACACCATGATCCTCGATAAGCGTACCGAGTTCTGCGATGCAGTCTCGTGCAACACCGGCGCCGCCGGCACCTACAACCTGGGCGACATCATCGACCTGGGCGCCGTGTCCCCCTCCCGGGACCTTGGTGGCGACATGGCCCTGTACTTGGTGGTGACGGTTGACACCGGCATCACCACCGCAGGCTCTGCCGGCACCGTGGCTTTCCAGTTGGTGTCTGACGGCACCGACACGATCGCCACCAACGGCACCCAGACGGTGCACGCGACCTCGCGCGCGTTCACCACGGGCACCACGGCCATCGCTGCAGGCACCACCCTGTTTGCGATCCAGCTCCCGATCGAAGGCGCCGTGTACGAGCGCTACCTGGCCGTGCAGCAGGTCACGGGCACGACGGCCCTGAACGCCGGCAAGATCAACGCCTTCCTGACCGGAGACGTTGCCCGCTGGAAGGCCTACGACTCTCCGAGCCAGGCCTGAGTAGGTAGCCCATGAAGAAAGTCGTGGCCATCTCGATGGGGTTCTACAACGGAGCCCGTGTCCGCCCTGGCACCGAGTTCGAGGTGCCCGACAACTTCAAGGGCTCGTGGGTGGCGGAGGTCGGCTCGCCGGCCTCTGCCCCTGCGAAACCGAAACCCGCTCGCGCTGAACCGAAGACCTTGTCCGAGATGGCCAAGGTCCCGGCCAAGTCGGCGAACGACATCGTGTAACGGGACATGGCGACGGTCGATCCCGTCACCACGTTCCCGTTCGAGACCTCGCTCGACGTCGCGGTCACGACCTGGGCACCGCTGGCCGCCGATGACGACGGCGCACCAGTGCGCCTGGCCGTCTACTCCGACCGCTCAATCCAGGTGGCCGGCACGTTCGGGGGAGCCTCCGTCACCATCGGGGGCTCCAACGACGGCATCACATACCACGCGCTGTCCGATCCCAACGGCCAGACGCTGACCCTTACCTCGGCAGCTCTGCGGGCAATCGTAGAGCTGCCGATTTTCTTGAAGCCCCGCGTGTTCGGGGGCAACGGCACGACCAACCTGAGCGTTGTCTTGTCGGGTAGGCGATCAATCTAGGAGCCCAACCATGTCTATGACCAACGCCGCCGAAGCGGCACTCCTTGACCTCCTGTTCCTGAACGTCGATTGGAGCAACATCGGCGACGCTGCCGGCCTGCAGAACAGCGCCGCCGCAGGCTCGTTCTACATCAGCCTGCACACGGCTGACCCCGGCGAAAGCGGCACCCAGACCACCAGCGAGGTGGCCTACACCGGATACGCCCGGGTGGCGGTGGCCCGCACGGCAGGCGGCTTCACGCGCACTGTGTCCACCGTGGCCAACACCGCCCTCGTGCAGTTCGGCCAGTGCACGGGCGGCACCGCCACGGCCACGCACTTCGGCATCGGCACGGACTCCACGGGCGCTGGAAATTTGCTGCTGAAGGGTGCGCTCAACGCCAGCCTGTCCATCAGCAACGGCATCCAGCCGCAGTTTGCTGCTGGTGCCATGACCGCCACGGTGGACTGATGTGGTGTACCGCTGCGCCCATTGCCGGGAACTGTTGACGCTGACAGACACCGAGCTGTCGGCCTGCTCAGAGCATCCCGACGGGGGCGTGGAGTGGTCACCCGACGAGGTGGAGTGGATACCGCTGGAGAACCCTGATGCCGTTTAGGTCCGTTGCCGAGGTGGCAAATGCCGTCGAGCAAGGGCGGCATCACATCCAGCATTTCATCCGCACATCGGTTTACGGTAGTTTCGGGATCAATCCGTTTGGTGATTTCAGCGTCGCCAGCGGCATCCCGTCTTACAACGCATACGTTGGCACCGCGCTGGAGGCCACGCAACTCATCGGCTCCCGCAACAACAGCATCTATGTCGGCCCCGGCATCAGCACGGAGCGGTATCTGCTCAGTATGTCGTTGACGCATGGCGGCACCACGGGCTTTCTGGCTTCGGTCTACTTTCTCGACTATTTGATGTTTTACCCGTACATCGACCTGGACAACACCGACCAGCAAGACTTGACCAA